GGGGGGCATGGTTGGGCGAATTAAACAATGGGTTTATAATCGCGACAATTATGGAATCAAAACGCTCGGACTTGATGAATCAATGAATCAATTTGATACTTCATTAACGGATTTAGATGCAGTTATTATGACTCAATATCAACTCGTTGCGGCTGCATCCAACGTTTCCGCAGTTAAATTGATGGGCACGCCACCAAAAGGTTTTAATAGTACAGGCGAATATGAAGAGGCAAATTATCATGAAGAATTAGAATCCATTCAAACCCATGATTTAACCCCATTAATACAAAGGCATCATTTATGTTTAATACGTTCTGAAATTGCGCCCAAATACGGCATTGAACCTTTTAACACCGTTGTAAAATGGAACGAACTCGATGCATTAACTAAAAAAGAACAAGCAGAAATTAATAAACTTAATGCTGAAACTGCTGGATTCTTGGTATTGTCCGGTGCTATTGACGGTCAAGACGAACGTCACAGAATCATGAACGAACCAAAATCAGGTTATTCAGGTTTAGGCAATGAAGAAGCAAAGCGTGATCAACCAGATGAAGACGTTCACAGTGATTTAACAGGGGCTTAATTGTGGATGAATTAAAAGAATTTGTTGAGGAAAGTCTTGAAGGCGCATTTGTTGAATATAAAAAAGCGTGTGCAACTTCCACTAAATACATTCTTGAAGGATATATTCAAGCTTTAGAAGAAGTTCAGGAATTTTTAAATGATTGTTAAAACTTTGCCTTTAACTAAAAAAAAAGAAAAATGGGTTGCGAACCGTGAAACATCTATTCGCGGAACCAAACTCATGTATAACGCTGCACAGCAAGAACGGTACACTTCGGCTCTAAACAGGCTTATTCGTCAAATGACAGGCGAAACTTTGCGCAGTATTAACCGTTTATTTAAAGGAACAATCTCAGAGGAGTTTTTCAAGCAACAAATGGAAGCGAGTGCAATGGATTCATCCGCTATGGATGCCAGCATAAGCGCAAAGGCTCGTATTCTTACAAATGCCCTTACTAAAAAATTTAGTTCATTATTCTCAAAAAAAGCGGGAAGTCTTGCTGTAATGATGTTGGAGGGCGCCAAGGCTGCTAGTAAATCATCATTGCACGCTAGTCTAAAACAACTTAGCGGTGGTTTATCTTTGAAAACTGGCGTTATCCCGCCAGGCATGGAAGATATCGGCCGTGCAATAATCGCTGAAAATGTATCCCTGATAAAATCTATTCCTGATGAATACTTCAAAAATGTTACGGGCGCAGTCATGCGATCGATAACAAAAGGCCAAGGAATTGCCGATTTGATTCCTGATATTCAAAAATATGATGGGCAGACAGAAAGACGGGCAAAATTGCTCGCGCTTGATCAAACTCGGAAGGCTTATAATTCGATTAATAAATCTAGGATGCAAGCAACGGGAGTAAAAAGCTTCATTTGGAACCATTCTGGTGGATCGCAATTTCCCCGCGAATCACATCAAAAAATCAATGATCATGTTTTTAGTTTTGAAAATTTAGAGGCTGAACAAGCTGCTTTAGGGGTTCCGCCCAATGATCGAGGTTTGCCAGCTTTTTGTGTAAATTGTCGGTGCACTATGATTCCAGTTATAAATTTTGAAGATTAAAGATTGGCTTCGAGAGAGTACCCATAGATATCATATGCGCAATACGCTAACGAAGCCAAAAGCGGAATAATTCAAGTTACGAATTGATTATAACATAATACTATTGTCTTCTAATGTTTCCAATATAAGTTTCTGTATCTAATTCTATGTGAAATTGATTTTGTCCTAATCTTTTAAATGAGCATATAAACATAGCTTGATTTTCAGGATGTTGTAAATCTTCCGCACTCATTGCAAAAATCCATGTGTCTAATGGTTTGATATAATCATTTGCTATGATTTTATAAATTATAGATGGCATAAATTTTATTTTGGGTTCAACTAATTTTTGACATTCATTTAATAATTGCTGATCAGTAGGTGCTTTCCAATTCGAATGTTTTTCAATTTCATTTGAATGCGATCCGGAATAAGCTTCACCAAATGCAATTAAAAAAAGTAATAATGTAATCAAACCTAAAACACCTAAAATTATTCCACCTGCTATTTTAATCATTTTTTTCTCCCGTTAATTAATCAACGATTATAGTGCAAGTGATTGCAATAGTCAAGGAGTATTTTATATTAAGAAGTGTAAAGTTTTAGGCTGATCGGTTATGATCACGTGGGTTTTGCCATGCTTCCGGACAGTCGCATGGCAAGAAATAGTAGGATTCAACTACAGGAGTAATTTTACTTGAATAAAGCAATTCGTGCAACAACTAATACTGCGCACAAAGATAGAAAATCCTACAACACACAAGTTTATGAATTAGTTTGTAAACGACTAAAATTAAAACGTCGAGAAAAATTAATATTTTTTAAATTCCTTGGTTTTATTTTAAGAAACGATAAACCTTTTCCTTATTCTATAACCGCATTATGTGAAAACACTGGTTATACAAGACGACCAATTTTTGAATCATTAAACATATTAGAAAAATATCGAATTATTAATCGCGTAGGATTCACAAATACAGTTAAATATTGTAAAGGATCTATATTGATAAAATGTTGTTCACTAGTGCGGAATCGTATAAAAAATAGCCTGTACAAAAATTGCGAACTAGTGCGGATTCCGCATGAGTTAACTCCAACTAGTGCGGATTCCGCATACAAGAAAACATTTCTTTCTTTAAAACATAAAGAAAAGGATGCTCACGCAAACAAAAGCCAAAAAGAAATAAGCCCTTCAGGTGGAATACATATTTCAGAATTGCTTAAACATCTTGGAAAGCCAAAACAAAAAGACTAGACTTAATAAAACAATTAGAAGGATTTAATGACATGCCTTTAAAGTCCGGCAAATCTGAAAAAGTTTTAGGGAAAAATATTGCAGAATTAGAGCGCTCAGGCTATCCCGATAAACAAGCTCAGGCTATCGCCTTTTCAAAACAGAGAGAATCCAAGGATTCAGAATCAGCACGCGAACATGACATTAACGGTTGGGCCGAGATAAAGGGCAATCCAATTTCTAAGGTAGGCGTGTTCCCATACTCAGGCGCACAAATTTCAGGCGATTTGGAGCCGGATCGTGTTTACAACGTATTTCGTTCAGAAACTGAATTAAACAATCCCGAAACAATCGATTCATTCAGGCTGCTTCCATGGACTAATGAGCACGAAATGCTATCAGGAAACTCAGAGGATGGTCTAACCGATTCCGCAGAAAAAGGTGTTCACGGCGTGATAGGTGAAGACGTATTTTTCGATGATGGTTATTTAAAAGCAAACATAAAAATATTTAGCACAGAGTTAGCTGATTTAATTAACTCAGGCAAGAAGGAATTATCAATTGGTTACCGTTGCACTTATGAAGAAAAAAGCGGAACATATAAAGGCGAGCCGTATCAATTTGAACAAAGAAATATACGAGGAAATCATTTAGCATTAGTTGGCGAGGGTAGATCAGGGCATGATGTCGCAGTCCTAGACTCCTTCAAATTTACATTCGATTCTAAGGACTTAATCATGCCGTCAATGAAAGAAGAAGAAAAAAAAGACATGGGTAGCGAAATGGAAACAAAAGATGAAAAAATGTCAATTGCAGAACTGCGAGAAATGGTTCGCAAAATTGGCGAACATTTAGAAAGCATGAGTGAATCAGAAGATGATGAACTAGCAGGTAAAGAAATGAGTCTGCTTGAGAAAAAAGATGATGACGAAAACAATGGCGAAGGTTTCGATGAAGATGAGCCACAAAATAAATTCGTTCATAAAGCCGAAGTTACCGACGAAGATGAAGACGAGAAAAAAGAATTAAGCGAAAAAGCCGCAAAAGAAGGCGATGCAAAAGATGGTGACATGGAAAAAGAGGAAGGCGATTATTCAAAGTCCTCTGACAAAGGAAAAGGCATGGATGCAAAATTACGTAAACTTCAAAAGCAAGTTATGGATATGAAAGATTCGAATGTCAAATCATTGATGAGCGAAATATCACGCCGTGATTCACTTGCTAAACGATTATCTGCTCATGTAGGGGTTTTTGACCATTCAAACAAAACTGTCGCAGAAGTCGCTTCTTATGGCGTTAAAAAACTTGGTTTGAAAGCACGTCCAGGTCATGAAGAATCTGTTTTATCAGGTTACCTTGAGGGAAAGCGATCTAGTTCGTTTGCAACTGTTTCCGCTCAAGATAGTGCGACACAATCCCAACAAATTGCAAACTATTTAAAAGGAGTTAAATAATGTCTTTTCAATCAACTGTTTCGCTGCAACAAGGTTTCGGTGTTCCAGGCGAACTTTTTACAGATGCTCCTTATATTGCATTACCTTATACAATAAATTCGGCAGAAGCTGCTTATAACATCATTGGGGCTACTTGCTGCACTGTAACCACTGACGGATTTTGTCAAGCTGGTGCGGGTGGTCCTTATGGTTTCGCAGGATTTTTAGTAGATCCAAAAGATCAAGCTTTGTTTGGTTCTGGTGGAGTTCCTTTAAATCCAACTTTGACTGTAAACAATTACGATATAGTCGAATGTTTAACGATGGGAACAATTATTGTAACTTTGCCCGCTGCTGCTAATATCGGCGATTATGTAGTTTTTGATAATACTACTGGCGCAATATCAACAATCAGTCCTACAACTCCTTTGGCTTCGGGTACGACTTTTGCTAACGCTCAAGTAACTTACTATACGCAGGGAGTTTCAGGGTCTGCATTGGCGGTTATTACAGTTAACCCAACTTACATAATCCCACAACCTCTTTAATTTAAGGATGAGTCATGAGAGCTAATCACGAAATCAGTTATGTATCAGGCCGTCATGTTCGGTCGATAGAAAATTATGATACTAAAAATTATCAAGCCTTAAGAAATATTGGTATCAATTTACAACCCGCACAAATTAAAAAAATGATGAAATGCGCGAATGATGCTGCTGCATCGTTTGCAATGGATTCTTTGCAACCTACAGTTACAACTGGAAGCGTTGGCACACCAGTTCAATTCTTGCAGAATTGGTTACCAGGGTTCGTTTTTGTAATTACTGCCGCTCGTAAAATCGATGAATTTATCGGTATTATGACAACAGGGGCGTGGGAAGATGAACAAGTCGTTCAAGGTATTTTGGAACGTACTGGTACTTCTGTTCCATATGGTGATTATACTAACGTGCCTTTATCTTCTTGGAACACTAACTTTAACTACAGAACAGTAGTTAGATTTGAAGAAGGTATGAAAGTCGGCGTATTGGAATCCGCACGTGCTGCTCGTTTGCGCGTAGATGATTCAGGCATGAAACGTGAATCTGCCGCTCTTGCACTTGAAATTATTCGAAATAGTGTTGGATTCTACGGATTTAATTCCGGCGATAATAACACTTACGGATTTTTAAACGATCCTGGACTAGGTTCTTATACTGAGGTTGCATTAAATGCCGCTGCAAGTTCTCATAGTTGGTCTGCGAAATCTTTCTTAGAAATTTGTAAAGATATCAGAACTGCTATTGTAGCTCTGCGTACACAATCTCAAGATACAATTGATCCTGAAAGCGTTGATTTGACTCTTGCAGTAGCTACTGATTCTGTCGATTGGCTATCTACTACTTCCGATTTTGGTATTTCAGTTCGTGATTGGTTGAAGCAAGCTTATCCACGCGTTCGCGTAGTTTCTGCTCCTCAGCTTAACAATGCTTATTCAAGCGATAATGTTTTTTATCTTTACGCAGATACCATTTCTGATATGAGTACTGATGGTGGTCGGGTTTGGATTCAACCAGTACCCACTAAGTTTCAGGTTCTTGGTGTGCAACAATTGGCGAAGGCATACGAAGAGGATTTTTCAAACGCTACTTCTGGCGCAATGTGTAAAAGACCGTACGCAGTGATAAGATTTTACGGGATCTAATTCAATGGGCGAGAAATCGCCCTTAATTTTATAAGGATTTTAAAATGACAATTTTAGAAAAAACATTAGAACATGCTGGTGAAGCCCGACCTACCATCGGCGTTAATGGCGATGATTTACAAGCTGGTTGGTACGATTCGGTCGCTGGAACTAATGGCGCAGGTGGATTGTTATCCTTCCCTTCAACTGCTGCAAAGGGTTCTTCAAAGTGGTTCGCTAGTAACAATTCTGGTAATTATGCTATTACTCATACCAACGCTTCTTTTGGTCGATCTACTGAATTTTTGACACCTGATCCCGCTAATGCTGCGGGTGTTCATTTGGTCGGTGCCGGTGCTGCTCCTTTTATAAATGGAAATTTAGTGGCGGCTGTTGGTACAGGCGGGTTGATGGCTGATGCTGGTATTCCTGCAACTGCTTATCAACCATTAACTGTTTCTGTAACATTAACGGCTGCTCAAGTTATCGCTGCTTATGCTACCCCAGAAGTATTAATTCCAGCGGTAACAGGAAAGGTTATCACTGTACTTGCTGCGACTGTTTATACAGCAAGCACAGGTGAAACTGCTTTTGCCACAGGCGTTGCTCCCATTATTCAATATGGTTCAACCGC